TCATAACGCTTATGAAGCTTGGCACCACCACGAATACCAGATAGATTACTCTTAGAAATGAGTTTAGTGCCGTTTTTAAGTTCGATATCATCTTCTGTCCACTTCCTTCCCTTTAAATCACCAAAATAGTATTTTAACTTATCATTAAATTCTATATGATATTTTATATAATCTAAGTTAGGAACGGAGATCTTAGAACTTGCAGCTACCCACCCATAAAAAAGTGGCTCCTTCGTAAAGCAGAAGTCATGCAATATATTACATTTAGTAAGAACAGTCTTTCCGTGACCTCTGGGAAGTATAACAGCAAGTTGTCTAAGATCTTCATTCTGTAAAGCATCAGCTACCTCATAATGGAAAAAGGGAGTTTCAGATCGCATAAAATCATCAGGAAGAAAAAGCTTCCCAAATGCAATTAAGTCATTATGAGCTAGTTTTAGCTCCTCTTCTGCTTTAGAAATATTATTTAGATTTATATTCGCCATTCAGGATTCTATCTTTTATTAATCTCCATTTTGGATTTTTAAAATAATCTCTAATTTTTTGTGCTGGGGTTAACTTATTTGAGACCACTGCCACCTCTCCTTCTATTTCGTTGTTGCTTTCCTCTACGTCTTGCTTCTACTTTTATAGTTTCAGGAGGTAAAGCAGTTACTTCTCCTGTATTTAGTAATGCAGAGAGTAGTATAAATTTAATCATTACTAGGCCTATCAGTTGATAAATTTTTTACATATCCTCTAAACTTTTTATCAAAATCCATTTTATCAAAGGTGTCCATATCTTTTGTTTCTTCCCTATGCATACCAAATAACATATAAGGAGATATTAAGTCGCCTTTAGATGAGTATCTAGGGTTTTTTCCATAAGGTATGCCTACATCTACATCAAAAGATGATTTATCACGAAAATCTATACCTTCTTCATTTTTGCTAAATAGCTCATCAAAATGAGCTTGTCTTGCAGTTTGTCCTGTAGATTGTATAATCCTGTCTACTCCAGCATCCTTCCAAGCTTGTTTAAATTCCGGAGTTTCGCCACCGGCTTCATCAAACATTGGTATATCAGGAAATCTTTTATGAAATTGTGGAGTATTCTTAGCATACTCTTGATATAGTGAATCTCCCTTTTGAATAAAAGTCTTGAAATCAAAATCCTTTTTTTGAGGCATTATATTATCTGCTTTAGATTTGGTACTATTTTGCATAGCATTAAATGCTTTATTATCATAATCAGCCATTTTCTATCTCCTTTGGTCTTTCAGCTTCTTCTAGAGCTTCAGGGGTAAATCCTTGAAATAAAGCTCCTGTAACTGATGTAACTTGAGTTCTATTTTTATCTTCCATATCCATAATATCTGCTAACTTAAACAAGGCCTTTAGCTTGGTGTCATCCTTGTCTGTAGAGTCGATTACCTCCTTAATATTAGATAGTACATATTCTTCATTAAGATCAAGCTTTTCTAAAAATGGTTTTAACTCTTCTTTCATTCGACTCCTTATTCTATTAGTTTTAACCAGTTGACCGGCACGCATCCCAGCGTAACCAGGATTATTAGTAGGAAATGCTTTGAGATAGGCTTTCTGAGGATCCATTCCACCAGACAAATATTGTACAAAGAGCTCTTCACGTGTGGATAGACTTCTTCTTTCTTCCAATCGTTCATTTCTTTCAATGTTGCCTCCTATACTATATATATTAGTTCTTCGTGATGTGTCCATCATCACTTTATCAGAAACAACAAAAGTACCTGTACATGTGCCTATATAGTCAACTTGACGCACCTTTCCCTTAGGTTTTAACATAGTACCTTTACGTAATATCTGGATTACACATCCATCATCTGACAGTACCCAATCAGAAATAGAAGATCCCCGCCAATCCTTTAAATAACGGATATCTGAGGGCACCTCGTCTTCTGAGTCGAATACTGTATGTTGTATTTTGTTGACCTTGTAGTGTCTCATTATTTTGTGTTCGGATTCCCCAAGGAATCCGATGTCTTAGGCTATTCCAAGAACTCCGTTACTTTCTTCTATATATTTCAATACTTCAGAGTGTAATTGTAATACCTCATCTCCAGTATCAAACCATATATTAGTAGTAACTTCTTGTTCAAGAACTTCAGATAGTCTCTCAATTTCCTCCTTATCTGGATCATAGTCAATTGATAACCTGTATTCTTTTTTAGCCATTATAGCCTCCATTTCAATTCTTAAATAGAGAAATCCCCTGAGCACCAGGGGCACTTTTTTGGATCTTTAACTTGAAATTTCACTTAAAGCCAGTTATTTCTCCCATACCTTAAGTTTATATCCAAGCAATTTTTACCGGCTATTGGGGACAACTCAGTCAACTATTTTGAAGACCTACAACCCAACTTCTGACCCTTCCAGCAGAACTTACTCAAGTGTACTAGATGGGTGATAGCAAAATACTACCGGTAGATTAATATACTATAACGGAGATATTAGTTCAAAGAAAAAAAATTTTATTTGAGAAATAGCAATAGTAAAGCCATGACTATCTTGTCGAGAACCCATAACAAAAGTAATATATTTAGTTTACGATCCATGGGTAAATATAAGACACTTATACCTTACTTTCAAAAATTATAGGATTTTAGTGTGTGGTCTTTTATACATTGGTGTACCCCTAAATAGGGTTTTTACACTATCGTTTTACGTTATTTTTGATTTAATTATTTTCAATTGAATTTTAGTACTAAATATTTAATCCAACAACCTATAAGGAGATAAAGTATGACTGTAATATATCTTGATGAACTAGATACGGAAGATAACGTTCTTGCTGTGTTGCCAGACCTTGAGAACATAGTAATTGAAGCTATAACTGCAGACCGTGGTAAGAGACAGAAAGTATCTCAAGCCCAGATGCAAGTAAAACAATTGATGAAGAAATGTGGCATCAATCGTTGGGACAAAGCAAAGAAAAAAATTGATCGAATGTTTACCGCATTGGAACGTGAATCACAGGAATATGTGGCAAATATGTGGAGTCTTTAATCCTTTCTTTCATAACTATAGGGGACAGTAACTTGTCCCTTATACTCCACATTACACACACAAGCATTGATAGTATATATATACCAACTTATACTTAACATATGCTTTGTTATGTCCCACAATACCAAAGGCAGGATAAAGGTAGCAATAAGCTCATCCCTTTCGAGATATGTGTTTAAGGCCCTGCAAAGAATTAGTCAAATGGTATTACTATTCAGCCAAAAATTAATAGTCAGTATGGTAATCTCATACCATCAGCACGCAGAGATGCAAATATCGAATGAGATATCTAAACGGCAGTGGTTAGCTTTAGTAAGACCCAGTAATCATGTAAGTCCCCAACAAGGAGTTGTGCCCGTAAGTATCGAGGGCCTGATAATATCGAGGAACTGAATAAATAATGCGTCAAGGATACCTGTAAGTGCCTTGAACCGGTGAAACAATCTCATTACAGTGAGTGCGTTGACTATGGTAAGCATAAAGATCAGCCATCGTAACAGCTGAAGGTGCAGTCTGGTATTAATAGTCAGACCTGATCTAATAATTTAAACTCAAACCAACAATATGAAAGGATACACAATGTTAGAACTATTATTTTCAATCATAATGATAATATTAACCATTACTCTTGGAAGTATTCTCATTGGCACAATAACCTATGGTATGTGTAGTCTAATGTCATATTTAGGGAGGCGAAGATGAAGAAAATGTATTACTGGTTATTTAGTAAAGAAGAAAGAATACCAATAGATTTTATAGTGTCATTCTTTATGACAATAGTAATATCTGTTGGAGTTTGTCTTTTTATATTAGGCATGTATAATGCTTATATAATAGAAAAACTTATGTAATTGCTAGCATCAGGAGATATGGAGAGGACCTTCAATGTTGTCCGCCATACTCCTAAGACTCTAGGTATGTCAAGATACTATGTATCTCAATGTAAAGTACCAGAGAACTCTGATCAGGGGAGCTAGCATAAATTGAGAGTGGTTTGAATTGGGGTCTATTGATAACAGGCTATGATGACAAATATATTGATCATCTATTTGAACCATAGTTGGGTTAGCTAACGTTAAGTATATATATACGAAGCAGTCCTGTGTCTTTTCTAAGTACAGGCCGTAATATCATTACTTGGGCAAGCTGGGTAACT